CAGGATACACAGTAATATTGTGGTAGCCTTCATCAACCAGGAGTGTTGGCGAATTGACATCATTTGTTGACTTATAGGTTGTATCATGGTTACCAATGACCATGTGGAGATGAATTCCTTTATCCCTTGCAGGATTGAAAAACATCTCCTTTGCGTTTTTCAGAGACACAAAGTTGACAAATTTTCTGCGGTCAAAAGCATCGCCGCCGTGGATCACCGTGGTGATACCTCGTTTTTCCAGTTCTGGGAAAAAGACATTTTCATAGAACTTTTGGAAATAACCGCTAAATACTTGACTGTCTGACCGTGCGCCGAAATGAGTGTCCGTAATTACGGCAATTTTCATAAACGGGCCTCTCGGGCTGCTTCCAACGTTTCCAGATGTTTCCTGATATACCGCATGAACAGAATCGCTTTGTCGGTATCGTGGAATGTGGCATTGCCGATATCATCGATGGGCACCGGGAATTCGAAGCCATCATCGGTAGCATACCATAGGGTCATATCGCGATAGAAAACAAACCGGACCTGCTTGTCGGGTTGAATCATTTCTTTGAGAGTTAAGGGCATTTGTTATCCAATCATTTGGGCGACATGTTGCATCCGCATCACGTCCATTACCACATCGTGGACAGGATCATGATGGACGAATTTATCTTCCAGTCCTGCTGGAATAAAGCTGTTCTCGACATCCGCGCCCCACATCATTCCTTCGATCATGGAACGGGTGTCGCGCAAGTTGTACCATTTGTACGGCTCTTTACCACAAATGGATTGAACAAACATCGGATCAAAGGTATTCCCTCGGGTAAATACCTTTTCGGGATTACCCGCATACGATTTCATAATATCGTATAACTTACTTATAGAAACATCTGTGGGTAGTGGCTTGATTTTCTCACGGGCCGCGGCGCCCTGCTTAGACCACCATTCAACGGTACTGGACTGTACTTTTCGCCCATGGTTTACCACCTGATCCTTTACGTCGAACTTGACAAACTCGCCCTGTTCCAGCAGTTCCTCATATGTGTATGGGTTGCCTGCAAATCTACTCTCGGTATATACAAGCATACCAAGCGATACAATGACGCCATCCACTGGTCGCGTGGACATGGTTTCGAAATCGTAAATAAAACATTCATTCATGGTTATGATCCTCTTTTTTGCCAATACATACCAAGCAAGGCTTTTTGTCAGCCATCTTGTAGCCTTCAACCACATCACAGTCCTCAAACCTATACGCCATGCCTGTGCCTGAGCAATTCCAACAAGGCTCTTCCGTATGGCCACAACTCAAACATTTCCTCGGATATTCTTGATTCATAGAGCGCCTATATGTATGTCCTATCATCACGCAAGCGGAAGAAGTATGTGTGGTTTCCTCTTCCATCGGCTCAAGCCAGGATTTCAGTTCTTTGTTTTCGGCTTCGAGGTGATAGACATATTTTTGGAGTTCGGCGGCAGAGGTCACGGATATTGTCCACATATAATTGTCTGTATTCCGTACTCCCATACCCACTGCCACGTTTTCAAGTTTGTACCTCAAATCATCACTGAGTTTCGCCATCTTCTGGCTCCATAAATTTTTCAAGCCCCTTCCGTTTCTTCACTTTACGGCGCTTGTTCTTCTCAAAATCCTCAATAAATTCGTCAATGTATGCCTGAGACCATTCTGACGGTTTATAGTTCGTATCGAATACCGTATTATCATGGGCCTGTGTATCGGCCGTTACGTCGAAAATATTGCGTTGCTCTGTCACTTTGAATTTGGTATATAGCGCCTTCTTTTCCTTCGCTATCTTCCGTAAGAATGCAAACCAAATAATCTGGGTAAAGTATGCGAACGGATTGTTGTATTTTTCTGGATTGAAATTGTCGATATATTGGAGACAATTTTCAACTCCGTCCATTATCATTTCTTCCCTAAACGTATACCTGTAGAAATTTGGTCTGGATGAAACTCCTCGTGCAATTTTCAAAAAACATTCGCCGATATAGTGTGTAACTCTGGGTCTTTCTTTGCCGCTTGCCGCGGCTTCTTCGACTTCTTTTTTAAATTCAATCATTGCTGCCAGAAATATCTTATTATTGACGTAATGCTCTGGCTTTTTCTTGGTTCTTGCCATATTATTAACTCCGATCATTATATACATCATAACATGAATAATTGGTTTTGTCAAGTGTTTTTTATTGTATTTCCCACTTGACAACCTCGCAATACCATGTTATAATAGGTGTGTACCACTATGAAATGACTAATTAAACGTTGTGTTTGCTGACGGTTGAATGTTGTCAAGGGCCTGTTTGAGTACCCGTTGGCGGACCTGTTCGTAAAGGTCTGCTTGCCTTTCAGACAACTTGGGTGGCGCCTCACCAGTAGTCTTTTCCTCGGGCCCTTGCCGAGAGAACGATGGCTCTAAAATTCCATAATAATCGTGATAATATTCCTTAAGCTCGGGAACTATATTCACAATGGCGATGATATTATAGATAGGAATTGGAACGACTGTACCAACAGGCATTGGTACCCAGCGGGACAATTGTGATTGGTATCCGCCCTCTTCGGCCGATGATGTTATTTTGAGTGGTCGCTCTATGAATAGGAAACTTTCGTCCGTTCCTCTGACATTTGCTATAATATCCTCGCCGTTGAGGAGTTTAATATAACGAACGTCCTCTTCTTTCGGTTGTTCTGTTGTCATTGAGTTCTACCTTATATATCTTGTAATCGAATTTCTCGCCAGTATATATTTTGATTCTTTCAAGGAAGTGGCCTAATGTTGTGTTCTTTTTAGCTCCGAGGGTCAAATCGTCTGCTATGTCGTAAAGTGTCGCCGTATCTTTCGTTTCTGATTTCCGTAAACTCCTACCGAGGCTCTGCAAGTTTCTAATCCTACTTTTAGAAGGACTAGCAAGAATAAGATTGTGTATGTTGCGAATATTAGTACCAGTTGAAAAGGTGCCGAAAGAAGCCACGATAATTGCGTCTGTTTCCTTCTCTGTAATCGCACGAACTTGTTCCCTGGTTTCTGCATCGGTTCCTCCGTATACGAAAAAGATTTTTCTACCGTCTGCCGCTTTCTCTTCGATCAAGTCAAAAAGGATTTTGCCGTGCTTTTCGACAAATTGGAATAGTAATAGTGTATTGCCTTCTAGTGAAATGGCTAGATTTCGGATGAATATATTTCGCGGTTGATAGCTTGTTAGGAAATCCATTTCTGCTTGCCAAGCAACAGCGGCTCCACCACGGCTGTTTTTCTTCGCTGCCTTGATATCATCATGTAACAGTTTCTTGGCGGCATCCGCATACTGGAGAACTATTGCCTTGATTTTGAGCTTGGCAATATGGCCCTCGTCCATCAATTTTTTAGTGGACGTAACGCTGTTTACTCGACCGAATAGTCCCTCAAGGACAAGTTTATGCGTCTGTGAACCATCGAGAGTGCCCGTTAGGCCAATTCTAATGGGAGTTGCCGTCATTTTTTCAAGGATTCCAGTCAAACTCTTGGCTTTGAATAAGTGTGCCTCATCACCTATTACAACTTTAAATTGAGAGAAGTAAGGGATTTTCAATCGTTGCATTGATTGCCATGTGGTCACCATGGTTAACTCATTTGACTCTTTGTCGCGCCCTGCCATGATCATATGGGATGAATATGAGCCACCAGAATATTCCAGAAAGTCTGTACTCATCTGATGGACGAGGGCGGTAGTGGGTACGATAACCAAGGCTTTCTCTTCGTAATATCGTAGGAGCAAATAAATGATCAGGGATTTACCTGAGGCTGTAGGTGATACCAGAAGTTGTCGGCGTTGTCTCACTGAATCGACAAACGCCTTATATTGGTAGTCCCTCGGCTGAATGGATAGATTTAGCGACTGGACGAATTCATGTGCCTCGGCAGCTGAAAATTCCACATTGGCCCGTACCGCTGAATCGTATTCAACGCTATAGCCACGACTTTCGGCGAACTTCTCAATATGAGGGATCAAACCATAATAAATTTGACCCGTGTTATATTGAAAAAGCCTGATATAACCGTCCCAGTATTTCGCTTTAACGCTGGGTATAAAATGTGCGCCCGGTACTCTAAATTTGAAGTAATCCGATAATTCTTGTGCCATCCACTTTTCACAGCTTACGATAGCATATACTTCATTTAGCTTACCTATTACTAATTTATCAATTACTCTAATCCCTGGTGTGTAAACTTCTGGAATGCGATTGCATGTCCAATAGCGTAGGAGCGGTTATTGATGCTCTTGAGGATTCCTTCTATGAACTTGTTTTTTTGTTCTTGGAATTCCATCGTCTGTTGGCGCTCAATAACCTCATCATCTCGTTCAATGTATTTATCAACATTGGATTTTATAGCTTTCAGAGAGCCATCGTATTCCCAGCCCAGAGTATCCAGCTCATCTCTGTCCATATCACCAAGGTAAAACCTACGTTTATTTACCAGAAATTTCCTCATGCTGGTATTCATGCCAATCCAACGCACCCGCTCTTCATGCCAGATTTTCATGTATTTGTTA